CCAGGGTCATTCTCTGCGCGATTTCAAGCGCGTATGACGTCAGTGTGTAGTCGTTGATCGTCAAATACGTCGTGATTTCAGGACCGCCGGCTTCAGAAAAATTGATCGCGTTGTTCGCATTGGTCACATTAAAGCCGTAGTAAAAAGTCGACAGCGTGTTTATGCGGCTCATGCGTTCCTCAATTTCAGGCTGAATCCTCGGTCCATGGCCTCGTTGATCGCATCTACGATCTCAGCCCCAGCTTGAGCCTTATCGCTCCCAACAGGTCCGTAAAAGTTCAGGTTGAACACAGGACCGGATTTGTCACTTGACTGCTGATTTCTTAAAAATTCTGTCAGGTCTTGGTTCGTTTGCGACGGAACTACGCGCTCGCCTGGCGCCAGCATGGCTGGAAAGTTATCTTGCGTTCCAACTCCTGGCACGGAATCAATACCGCTGCGTAAATTTGTGGCAGCAATCTTAGAAATTTGAACCGCCGTCGCAGCACCCGCAGCCGCAGCAAACGCAGCACCCAACGCCGGACCACCGATTGCGGCCCCTTGTTTGTACGAAGAAGTCATCGCAGCATATCCGTCAATCGTTGCTTGCGCCAAACTGGCAGCCTTTCCTATTGCGAAAAGCTCTTTTGATTTCGTTTGTTGAAGCGCTCCGAGGTTGCCGAAAAATCCGCTGAAACCTTCAAGACGTTGCTTGTTGATGTCGGCTTCTTTTTTCTGCATATCTTGCATGAGTTTAAAGCGTTGCGCGTTTTGCTGTTGATCGAGCTGGGTTTTTGCCATCGCAAGTTGTTCTTCATTCAGCTTGGATTCTTCAAGCATCAGACGTTCTTGCTCGAACATAGCCATCTGAGAAGCCAGTTTTGCTTCCTTATACGATTCGAATGAAATTAAATCCGACTCGTAAGCCGTCTGCAATGTATCTTGCTGGAGCTGATAGCCGGCTGCGACCTGAACCGACTGATCAAAGATTTGTTGTCCGAATGTTGCCGCTTGTTCCGCGCGCATTTTTTCTACAAGTGACAGTTGCTCAACTTGCGCGACTTGATTTTCTATTGTTGAACCGTAACCTTTTGCTGCGAAATCAGCTTTTGTGAACGCCTCTTCGGCGACATTTCCAACGCGATTCAGGTTTTCGGCCAGCGTGTTGAGCATAGTTTCTTCGCCGAAGTTTGCCGTGGCTTCGTCCCAACTTGCTTTAAAGTTTCCGAATGGGTCATCCGGCAATCCTTCACCAGACAAGACGGACTTTGCTGCGTTCCAAGTATCAATAATTCCAATTCCTAAAGCGACAAAACCGTCGATTATAAAATTTATTGTTCTCATCACGACGTCAAAGGATTGCACAGTCACTTCCGCGAAGTTGATAACTCCGATCAATGCTTGCGCGAACGCCTCTTTCAGTCCTGGTCCTGCTTTATCCGCTGCCGTTGTGAGCTCAGCAAATATCTTTGAGATTTCATTTAGCGTTGCCACCACGACCGGATTCTGAGTGACGATTGATCCGAGCTGTTGAAATAAGTTACCAAAAGCGTTTTGAACTCCCAGCAAAGAGCCGGAAAATGTTTTCATCGCTCCGCCAGCAGCTCCACCGAATCGACTCTCGATCATTGTTAGAGCTGTTTCGAAGTCTCGCGCATTGTCGCCAGTTTTTTCAAACTGTAAACCCATCTTTTGAAGTGCGGTTGTGTTTCCGTTTGATGCTTTTGCCAGAGCGTCCGTGACAGTTCCAAGGTCTTTTCCAAGTGCAGCCGACAAATCAATTGCTGCGGACTGAGCTTTTTTCAATCCCTCTGCGTCCAAACGCGTGAGCGAAGACAACATTGCAAGATTGCCAGCTATGACGGCATCGTCAATTCCAGACAGAGTTTCCATGCTTCCGATGTATTCTTCTAGGTCGCGCGCGGCTTCCTTCGAAAAATTCCCGGACATTGCAAGCGAGTTTCCGAGCCGAACCATTTCTTTTTCAAACTGTGCGGCTTCGTCAATTCCTGTTTTGAAGTTTCCAATAAAAGCAGAGATTGCTTGCTGTGCGATTTGTGCGCCTTTAGCGACAACGCTTGCGAGGGTTGTACCAGCAAACACGTTCATGATCTGATCGAATCGACCCATGTTTTTCGATGCGTCTTTTGAGAATTTGTCGACGGCGTCCTGCATGTTAGACATCGTGGACGCGGTTTGCTTTTGAGCTTCCGTCAAACCTTTGAGGAGTTCGGCGTTTTGCGCCTCGATCTTAATTACCAGTTCTTCTAATGTCGCCACTGATCCAAGCCTCCTCTAAAACGATCGCATCATTGACTGACATCGGCTTATCTTTTCCGGCGGCGTAGTTGTAAATTGCAAACCACTCCGCAAATGTCAGCTTCCAGAAGTCCTCGGGCCGCATGTTCAGTTTAGTGACCGCCATTCCCAAAAGCAAATCCCAAGGCATGGGTTCTGGTCCTGGTTCTTTACGTCGTTCATCTAGCTTTTTTTTTGATTTTCAGTCAGCACCGCCATGGTCTTGTCTCCCGCGGTGATTCGTCCAATGAACTCAAGCATTGGAGTTGTCATGCCCATTCCTTCAGTCATACATAGGTCCCAGATTTGGGCCATTGTGTATTTCTTTTCGGCCTGGCAATGGAAAATCACTTTCGCAAGATCGGTCAGCGGTGGAAGCTGTTTCTTCGCTAGAGTAAACGAGAGCATCGGCAAACCATAACCGAGTGCGGCCTCCAGGTAAGCAGAATTTCCACGTCGCCCACCTTGATCACTTTTTCGTTTTTAAAAGGATTCGCCATGTCCCTTATGCAAAGTTAAAAACCGTTACAGGTCCAGAACTTTCCGCACTCACTGAGTATTGTCCTTCCGCGTCGTAGTCTCCAGACACAGAAAGCTCAGTGATCTTGAAGCAACCCTCGTATACGCGACCAGCTTTTGCGTCGATTAACGCCAAGCAAGTCAGTCGGTTGTTCAAGAAGTCTTGGAAAAATTCTTGGAACACGGGCTCGTTTGTCCATACGCCAGAACCTGACATTGAAGCAGAACGAACGCCAGCGCCGTCGAGCATAGAAGACCACTCGTCAGACGACACGTTTGTGATGTCTACGGCTTCAGAGCTGAGAGCGAATTCTTTAGAGCGCAGTCCGCCCAAGTTTCTGAAAACGAGAGCTTCAACAACCGCCGAAGTCGCATTCATAATCAGCGCAGCGCCAGTCAATGTCGCTTTTACTCTGATTGTGTCGACGTCAACAACCGTGTGAACGATGAAAAAATCATCGACGTTGATGATTGTATTCGCGCCAACTGCGGTGAACTTCACGATGTCGCCGACCTTTGCGCCGTGACCAGTGATTTCGATGTCCGCCGAAGCGTTGGTCGTTGAAATCGCAGTGAACTCTTTGCATTTTTTCAGCAATAGGTCCTTACCGCCGACTTCGTTTTGTGCCGTGTTACAAGTAGCCATTTTAAGCCTCCCCTATCATAAGGTTAAATCTTTGAATTCCGTGCATTGTTACGTTGTCGGCATCGACGATGACTTCAACGAAAACCTGTCTGAAATTGATGATGTTCCAGCCGTCAATACAGATGTTAACCGTATGCAAGAGACGATCAACTTCGGCCTGTATTTGCTGGACCTTTTTCCGTCCGCGATTCTCTGACTGGTCCCAAACGTGAATTGTGACTTCCGCGGCGAATCCCCTGTGCGTGTGACTTGATCGGTCTGTGAACGTCGCCTCTCCGATCGTGACGTATGGAAAGGCTTGGTCCTGCGGAACTGACGTCGAATCGAATACGCCAGCGACTAGAGCCATCAACGGAGCGTCCGCCGTCAGCACTTCCCAAAGCGTTTTTTGTAGTTCCTGAGGAGCCCACGTCATTTAAAAAATTCCTTCATGAAGTTATCATACGCCGTTCGCGTGATTTTCGCGAGGTTCGCGCTGGTCATTTTCAACGCCGTCGACAGCCATGGGCGCGGAGCCATTGTCTGAGTTCCGAACTCAAGCCATGCGCCGTATTTCAGGTTCGTGCCAACCAGGGCCGCTGTTCCCTCGCCACGCTCAACGCGAATAGACTGCACCAATCGACCAAGGTCTGTGTTCGGTGGGTCTCCAGGCTTCGAAACTGCCACCTTTCGGCGCGGGTTGTATCGAATGGCGGGGGTTCCGTCGGTGTTTTCGTTGATCAGTTTGATTGCGGCGTTGCGAATCGCCACCCCTGCCTTGACCTTGATAACAATCCACCATTTCCGCTCGTCCACGTACTGGACCGAGTGAATCTGAAATAGTCTGCTACCGTATCGGAAGCGGTCGGCTGCTTTATTAGGCAAATGATCTAAGGTGTTTCGAATGACGATTTCGTGGTCATAAACGTCTTCCAGTTTCTGCGCGAAGACTCGCTCAATCCCGGACTTGGGTGTGATTTTTGCCCAACATTCTTGAACTAAATTCCACGCCAGCGTAGCACCGCCCTGACCGTCTGGCGTTTGCGCCAAGCGTTCGAGTTGAATGCGATGTCTAAGCTCGGCGATCTTAATATCCATTAAACCCCAGGCGCGTGCGCTTGTAAGGGGCCATCATAAGAGACACAACGGACGGAATAGCGACTTGCTTTTCGTCCCCGCGATGCTCATACAAGTGCGCCACGAGTTCTAAGACGGCTTGCTTTATCGTTGGTGGAACTTCCGCCGCCGTCGCAGCCATTCCAGCGGTGAATTTTATTTCGATGCCGTTGAGTTTTCGTAGAATTGTGGTGGGCCATACGCCCCCAAGAGGTGTATAGTTCGGAAATTGGCATTTCGCGAACACCATCCCACCACATGCCCCCGCGCACGCGCGTAGGCCAGCAATCAAGATACTGCGCCCAGGTTTGCTCGATGAACCGTTGGTCACAATAGTCCTCAAGCCTTTGCGTTGCGGCCTCGATCATTAGAGCTATTCTTGAGTCCTCGCTTGCTCCGTCCACTCTTAGGTAGTCTTTTGCTTCCTGAACCGTCACCGGCTGTTCGAGAGCTGCTGCGAGTTTTTTCAATAGCGCCATTTTTCGGCTCCTCCATGGGCACGGCCAAACCAAAATTGATAAACCGCTGCGCTTCTTGCGCGTCGAGTTCATAGCCAAGTCCTGCGCGGAGTAAATCCTCCCGACCGTCAGCAAATTGGACCGGCATATTGGTCAGCATGTAAATCCATTTCTTCATTTCAATCCCTAAAAAAGAGGCGGGCAATTTCCTTACTTTTACGCAAGTCCCTCCAACCCGCCTCGACCATTCAAATCAATTGATGGTTATAAAGGAGGCATTTTTTCTGGATCGTGAGAAATTGCAACGACAGAAGTGGTAACGGAAACCGTGCCGCTGATGTCTAATTGCAAGCGAGCATATCTTTTTCCGCCTCGGTATTCTACCAAGTGCGTTTGAGATTGCTCTGCAGGCGTGTCCAACTCTTTCACGAGTGGAGCAACGCCTTCGTAGACTTGAGTAACGTCAACAAACGTCACGTTGTCGTCAGAGTGCTGCAATTTCAAGCCGATTTTATTCGTGCCAGAGAATGCGAACGCGCCAACTGCAACGATGAACGCCAAGCTGTTTATGCTCTGACAGTCAATTCCCGCAGTGTTTGCGTCAGCAGTGAGC